ACGGCGAACGGGACGCAGTTCGCGACTACGACCGTCGCCACCCTGCCCGTTGGCTCAACGGGGCCCGTGACGGCGACGGCTCGGGCGTCTCAGGCCGGGACGGCTGGGAACGTCGCGGCTGCCTCCCTGAACTCCCTCGCGGCTCCTCTCTCGGACCCTCTCGTCCAGGTCACCAACAACGCACCAGCGACCGGCGGCGACGAGACCGAGACCGACGCGAGGCTTCGATCCAGAGCGCGGGACTTCTTCCGGACGGCTCGACGCGGGACGCTTGCGGCGATCGAGTTCGGAGCCCTCACGGTCCCCGGGGTTAGGCAAGCGACGGCGATCGAGGAGACCGACTCCTTCGGGATCCCGACCGGCCGCGTGGCCCTCTACGTCGCGGACGCTCTCGGTCAGGCGAACGCGGCGCTCTGCGCGGCGGTGCGTGCGGCCCTCCTGGAGTATCGGGCGGCCGGGATCTACGTCGACGTCGTCGGCTCGACTCCGAACTTCGTCCCGATCCTCTACCGTCTCCGCTTCGAGGCGGGAGTGGACACGACGGCGGCCTTCTCGCAGATCCAGAGCGCGACCGTCGCGGCCGTGAACAACCTCCGCCCGAGCGAGACCCTCGCCGTCTCGCTCCTCTTCTCGGTCGCCCGGAGCGTGCCCGGAGTGATCGTCCTCGATGACGCGGTCCAGGAACCCGTCGGCGACCTCGTCCCGGCTCCGAATCAGGTGATCCGAACGCGAGCCGATCTCGTCCAGGCGGAGTGATCGGTGGCCTTCGACCCGACCGACTACGATGCGTTCCTGGCCCTCTGGAGGACGCTCTTCCCGCGGAGCTACACGGTCCCGATCGAGACCGAGGGCGACGGGCAAGGGCTCGACGTCTACGCGCAACAGGCAGCCCAGTTCGCTCGTCTGAGCGACGCTCTCAACACGACGACCCAAGCCTACTACCTCCGGCCTCACTCGACGCAGACGGCTCCGGAGTCGGCGGGAGCCGTGAGAGCGTCGGGCTCGATCGAGGTCTCCCGGGAGGCCCCGGCGACGGGCGCGATCACGCTCTCCCAGGGAACGCAGTTCGTCGCCGACGTCCGATCTCCGGACGGCTCGATCTTGGACGGGATCTTCGTCGAGTCGACAGAAGACGTCCTCCTCCCGGCCGGGACGCTCGGACCCTACTCCGTTACCGTCCGGGCGGTCCGTCCGGGCTACCAGGGCAACGTCCCTGCGGGCTCGATCGTTCGCTTCGCCCTCCGGGGTCGAGCGACCATCCTCGGCGCGACGGTCGAGGCCGGGAACGTCCTCCGGGACACCGGAGTCCCGGACCGCCTGACCCAGGCGATGATCGGACAGTACGTCCGCCTCGTCGGCGGAGCGAACGGAGGAACGGTCCCGCGTCGCATCCTCTCTGTGACCCAGGGCCCCACGAGCTTCGCGGTCCTCGACGGCGCTCCCTTGGTCGCTCCTGACACGCTGACCCAGGCGGAGGTCGAGGAGTTCGGCGACCTCGGCCTGACGGTCTCGCAGTCCTCCGCGCTCTCGGGAGGGAGGCACGGCTTTCTCGACGCGATCGCGACCGACCGGAACACGGGGAGACAGCCCGGAGAGAGCGACGAGCAACTCCGGGCCCGTCTCGTTGCTCTCGATGACGTCGTCTCTCCGGCGGCGATTCGTCGGGCGGCCTCTCGCGTCCTCTCGCCTCTCGGGATCGCGTTCGACCTCCGAGAGACGCGAGACCCTGGAGGGCTCTTCGGCTTCGTCTACGACTTTCACCCCTACGACGCGTTCGACCTGTTCTCGAACGCCTCTCCGGTCTACGTCGACGAGTTCTCCTCCGTGACCTTCTTCGTCCTCCTCGTCGCCTTTGGGAACCAGGGAGAGTTCGGCTTCTCCTACGATGCCCCCTACCCTCGGAACGCCTACGACGCGACGACGGCGGACGCCCTGAACTTCTACGACGGATCGCCGAGGCTCTATCTCGCGGCCCTCGCGTCGCTCTACGATGCGGTGAACCGTGCGCGGGCGGCCGGAGTCGGCTGGGTGTTGGCGAGAGACCCGAACCTCTGACAGAGAGAGACCATGAGCGGCAACGACAACGTCCTGATCAACAACCTGGAGCGTGCGCTCTCCACGGACACGAACAACCTCCAGAGCGTCCAGGCTCGGGTGCTCGCGGAGCTTGCGCGGTTCCTCTTCCGGTCTCGGGTCCAGGGCGCGGCCTTCGTGGAGACGACGGAGCCCTTCCTCGCCGGTCTGGCGGTTACGGCCTCGGGCTCGGACCTCCAGGTCGGAGTCGGTGTCCTCGGTCAGCAGAGCGCGACGGTGCTTCCCGTCCCTGGCCCTCTGGACTCGGACTACCGGCTTTCGCGGCTCGACACTCCCGCGACGATCGCGGGGCCCGTTCCGGGCGTGAACACTTGGTATCTCGTCGAGGCCCAGGCGACCCAGGTCGTCGCGTCCTCGGTCGTCCGGGACATCTACAACCCGGGGACGGGGACCTTCGCTCCCGCGCTCGTGAACAAGCTCCTGACGAACTCGATCCAGTTCCAACTCACCGCGGGCGGAGCCAACGTGCCCCTGCCGGTCGGAGGAGACTGGGTGCCGTTGGCGGCCGTGCAGTTCCCGGCGGGCGGCGGCGCTCCTCTCCAGATCGTGGACGCCCGACCGTTGCCGGAGATCGACTCCGAAGGCCGGAGCATCGACGGTCAGATCTTGCACCAGACGATCAGGACGACCTCGACGCCTGACGTCCCGTCGAACGCGGCCTTCGTCTCGGCCTCGGTCGTCGGTCCCGCCGGAAAGCTCGGAGGGCTCTACTCCGGGAGCCTGACGGCCTCCTCGGTCCTGGAGCCCGGGACCGTCCTCGCGGGCTCGACGTGGTACTACCTCTGGCTGTGCCCGTGGTCCGCGTTCGACCTCCGACCGAGCCCCGGACAGCTTTCCGGAGCCGACTTCCAGGGCGTGCTCACCGTCTCTCCGACTCCTCCCTCCGCCGGGACCATCCTCCCGTCGGCTCCGATCCAGCTTCCTGTCCCGTGGTCGCTCTTCTCGACCTCGGACGCGGTCTGCGTCGGAGCGGTCCGGAGGAACGCGGCGAACTCGGGCTGGGTCTCCTCGATCGAGGCCGCGCACCAGGGCTCGCTCCCTCTCGGCGCGTTCTCTCTCTCGGGCGTTCCCGTTGCCGGGACGAACTTCGTCCGGGCCTACTTTGACGCGGTCCCCTCGGCCGTCCTGAACACTCGGACCGTGGCGGTGAACCTCGCGGGCTTCGTCCCGGAGCACGCCTCGTCCGTCCGCCTCGCGGTCCACGTCGAGACAAGCCTGAACGTGGGGACGGGCCGCTTCGACCTGGGCGTCGCTGCGAGCGGGAGCACGTTCGGCTGGTCCTACCAGTCGATGGGCCAGGAGAACGGAACGGGCTCGACGACGACGGAGGTCTGGTCTTTCGTCGACTGGCCTCGCGGCTCCCTCGGCGACGCGATCGACGTGAACACGTTCTGCACCGCTTCCGCCCAGCAACTCTCCGTCTACGTCGTCGGGTGGACCGTCTGATGCTTGTCCTCGGAGGGAAGATCGTCGCCGGAACGGAGTGGATCCTCGGCTGGAGAGAGACCGGCCTCCTCTTCGACCCCTCGAAGTACTCGGGGTGCCGCAAGCGCAAGGGGACCGTGCGCCACGTCGTCGGGCATTGGACTGGAGGCGAGGCCGGGACGACGAACGGCGACGATGATGGGAAGCGTGTGTACGACGCGCTTCGAGGACGAAAGGACGCGGACGGGAAGCCTTCTCCGCTCTCGGTCCACTTCACGATCGGGGCGACCGGGAAGGTCTGGCAACACGCGGACGCCCTCTCGACGGTGGCCTTCCACGCCGGAGCGGTCAACGAAACGTCGATCGGGATCGAGGTCGTCTCGAAGGGCTTCCCTCCGGCCGACCCAGGCCGTCCTCGACCCGAGGTCGAGCACGTCGTCCACGGTCGGAAGGTCCGACAGGTCGCGTTCCTCCCGGCTCAGATCGAGAGCTACGTCCGACTGTGCGCGGTCCTCGCGAGAGAGTGCGCTCTTCCGATGCGAGTCCCCGGGAAGGGCGTCGCTGGGGAAGTCGAGATCGCGAGCGATCGGATCTCCGACGAGGCCATCCAGCGTTGGTCTGGCTTCCTCGAACACCTCCACGTCTCGTCTTCCAAGGCCGACGCGGGGACCCAACTCTCCCGGGCTCTCCGGGAGGCGGGCTTCGTGGCCTCCGTTCCGTCGTGATGCTACCCCGAGGGGCCTATGCGCTACCTCCTCGCCCTGACCATCCTCCTCCTGCCCTCTCTCGCCTCGTCGCAGGACCGGCGGAGAGAGCCTGACGCGCTCCTCCTGGCTCGAATCTGCGCGCACGAGGCGGGCTGGGAAGCTCGCGGAGAGTGCGCGGCGATCTACGACGTCCTCCTCCGAGTCGCCGAGAGGCACGGGATGACCTTCCGAGGCGCGGCCTACGCCTACTCGGGAAGGGCTCTCCGGGGCTCGACGAACCGAGCGTGGGTCTCCCAACTCGACGAAGCGGGGACCGCTCCCTCGTCCTGGCCTACGATCCGGACCGTCTGCCGTCGGGCGGGCGAGCCTTGCTCGGTGGAGAGGCACGCCCCTTGGGTCTCGTATCGTCGGCCCTGGCTTGACCTCCTGGACCACGCTCGCTCGATCGTGCGCGGCGACGTCGCGTCTCCCTGCGTTTCGCGGCCCGACGACTGGGGTGGGGCGATGGATCGCGATCGGGCCTCGCGGATCGGGCTCGTGACGGTAAACTGCGGAGAGACTCGGAACGATTTCTACGTCCGACCGTCAACCCTCCGGGAGCAGTATGAGCCTGAGTGATGTTCTGGTTGCAGCGGTCTCGATCCTCGGCTCCGGAGGCTTCGCCGGAGCGATCGGTGGAGCGATCCAGGCAAAGGCCCGAGAGGGCCAGGAGACGGCAACGGCAGAGAGGTTGAAGGCCGAGAGCGAAGCTCGAACAGCCCAGGCCGTCGCGGACGCGTTGAGCCACGCGAGGGCAGATCTGAACGACGCGAAGAAGCTCTACGACGAGGCGATTCGCAACGAGCGAGCATGCCATCAACGGGTCGAAGACCTCCGCCGAGAGGGCGAGACGCAACGAGCGGAGTGCGACCGTCGCGTGGAGGAACTCGCCCGGAAGGTCGAGCGGCTCGGCTCGACGATCCGGCCTCCCGCGCACACTTGACGGACGATCCCGGAGCGGACACGATCGGAGGGCGAGGTAGGGTGCCCCGCATCGCTCCGGAGACGGAGCCGGAGCCTCGGGGAGACCTGGGGCTTCGCCTTTTCGTGCTACCGTCAACGGATGCACGCGACCCCTCTCCACGGTCTCGCCGTCGTCCTCGGGACGTCGCTCCTCTTCGGAGCGTCCTGCGGAGCCTCGGCGGAGCTTCGTACCCGCTACGCGACCGAGGTCGCCCGATGCACCTCGAACGAGCGGGCGATCGTCGACCGCGAAGGCTCGACTTACGAGCAGGACCGAGCCGACCTCGCGACCGAGCGGGCTCGGTGCGACGCGGCCCTGGCCGCGATCGGAGGTGCCCCGTGACCGCGGAGCAAGTCGTCCGCCTCGCGGTCGAGGCGATCCGGGCCGTGATCTCCCTCGCCGAGGGCCTGGGCCACAGGGACGCGGTCCTCTCGGCTCTCGACGCGACCCTGGCGGCCGTCCGCGGCCGAACGGACTCCGATCTCGAAAGGAAGCACGGCCGATGAAGCTCCCGAAAATCGATGGTCCCCAGGCGGCCGTGATCGTCTCGATCGTCATCGCTACGACGGCGATCTGCGTCCTGGCCCCCGAGGAGTATCGGGCACCGATCGTCGCCCTCCTGACGGCTCTCGCTGGCCTCGCTCGATCTCCTACCTCGCCGACCTGACGGGAGCGGACCGAGCGGAGGGATGGAGGGAGTCCCCCCTTACCCCCCAGAGCAGGGAGTAAGGGAGGGCTTCGACGGTCCGCGTCCTCGCGTCGGTCAGTCGGTCGGCCTCGCGGTCTCGCCTCTCTGGAGGCTCGGTCCCGCGACACCCACTCCTCCCGCGGCTCGGCGCTCCTGGGGCGCACGTCTCCTCGCGGCTGACCCTCGTCCGCCGGAGGCTATCCAGGCGGAGGATTGACGTCCGAGCCCCGGACGCAGGGTTCGCGGCGAGGCCGCTTAGGGTGGGTGCCCCAAGCCCTCCGAGGAGGGCACGAGCACAAGTTCCCCCATCTTCCGAGGCAGATCAAGCGGTCGACCAGAATTCGCACCGAATCGAAGATTCTTTCTTGAACATCTCTCCTTTTGAGATTAGAACATCACTCGTGGCGCAGGGCCACAGCGAAGGAGAGACGAAGATGGGAAGCCAGGAACAGCGCGCGGAAGAGGCGACGATCGCTCGGATGCTTCGGGAGCTTGCTTCGGACATGGCGGACCTCGTCGCGGCCGGAGAGATGACGGACGAGGAGGCGAACGAGTGGGTCAATCGGAAGGCCGACCAATGGGCCTTCGGCCTCTCCTGAGAGGACTTGAAAGAGCCCCGTCGGAGGACGAAGCCGGTTCGCCACCGGCACGGGGCCTTGGTCCGGTCTTCTCGGTCGAAGTCCTTCCCTGAAGTCGATTCTTTCTTGACCCTCGTCCATTTTGAGATCAAAACTAACTCGTGGCGCAGGGCCACGGCGAAGGAAAGACATCCCAGATGAAGATCAACATTCAGTTCCCCTTGTTCTGCGCTCGCCTTCCCCTCGTCGCGGCTGACGCTCGCGACCCTCACCTTGCTGGCGCGGTGGCTGGCCTCGCGGGCCTCATCCAAGACCGCGCATTTACTCCGGCGACCTTGCAAGAGGTGGCCCGAGAGGCTGGCCTTTTGGTCACGCGTCGAGGCGTCGGCCTTTCAACCCAGGTCGTGCTTCGTTGGCTTTGAGAGAGTTCATCGGCACCTACGCCTGTCACGGGTGTAGGTGCCGAGTCCGCGTCTACGATTGGCTTCCGGCTATGCTCCTTTGTGCAAGATGCTCAAAGGAGGAACACCGAAACGAAAGATTGGCTACGGGTCTTTGGTCCGAAGGGGACCAGCAAAGGGAGAGAGAAACATGACGATCCAGGACGTTCGCTCGGTTCTTCGCGGTGAGGGCTCGCACATTGTCGGCGCGATCACGATGTGGTCGCTCTCCGAGGTCCGCGTTCGCTGGGACGACCTCCGGACCGCCTTCGAGGCGATCGGTTTGGGTGACGCGGTCCCTCGTCGTCCGGTCGCGAAAGCTCTGATCAAGCGAGCGTGCCGTCGAGCGAGCCTCGGGCGTGCGGCCCTCGTCGCCGACGTCGTGCGCGACGACGTCGATCAGGTGATCGTCGCCCTCTCCTCCCGAGCGACCGACGAGACCCAGGCCGAGGCTCGCTACGCTCACCAGACCCGGATCATGGTCTCGAAGCGGGACGGCTCGATCCTCCTGGAGAACTCCGAACACGCGGCGGCGGCCGAGGTCTCGGCCCTCTACCTCGACAGCCTGGACTACGCGACCGGCGAGGACCTCGCGACGGCGCTCCACCACGCCCTCTCGGGGCGGACGCACGACCCGATGCTCGCAGGGGTCAACCTCCGCGGCGACGCGGGAGGCGTGTACTTCGTGCCGGAGACCCACCTCGCTCGCCTTCAGGCTCTCGCGGGATTCGTCTCCGAGCAGGGCTCCTCGACGATGGAGGTCTGGGAGGTCACGGGCTCGGACAAGCACCTTGCCCAGGCCGCCCGAGCGGTCGAGGGGGCCTTTGGGGTCAAGCTCGCGAAGCTCCGCGAGGACGTGGCGGCCTTCGCGACGAAGCTCCGCTCCGAGTCCTCCGACCCGAAGGCCCAGGAGGCTCTCGACGAGGCGATCTCCTCCCGTCGAGCGCGGTACGAGGAACTCGCAGCCCAGGTCGACACCTACGCGGACGTCCTCGGAGCGAAGCGAGACGGACTCCTCTCCTCGATCTCGGAGGCCCGCGACGCCCTCCGAGCGGCGATCCTCGGGGACTGACAGTCGAGCCAAGGCGGAGCGGACAAGATTCTTTCTTGACCCCTCCGCCTTTCGAGATTAGAAACACAACTCGCGACTGCGGGTCGCAGAAAGGCAAGTCACGATGACCGTCCACTCCCAGGTCCTGGCCCTCCGCTCCTCCCTCCTCGGCGCGTTCTGCGAGCGGGAGCGAGAGATCGACTCCCTCCTGATCGCGGCCCTCGCTCGCGAGCACATTCTCCTCCTCGGTCCTCCGGGGACGGCGAAGTCCGAACTCGCTCGGGCCTTCGCGGGTGCCCTCTCGGGCGCGACGCACTTCGAGTGGCTCCTCTCCCGCTTCTCCTCGCCGGAGGAACTCTTCGGGCCGGTCAGCCTCTCGGGCCTGAAGGCCGACCGCTTCGAGCGTGTCACGACCGGGAAGCTCCCGGAGGCCCACGTCGCCTTCCTCGACGAGGTATTCAAGGCGAACTCCGCGGTCCTGAACTCGCTCCTCGGCGTGATCAACGAGAGGCACTTCCACAACGGGACCGGGATCCAGAAGTGCCCGCTCGTGACGTGCGTCGCGGCCTCGAACGAGCTTCCGGAGGGCCCGGAACTCGGCGCGCTCTGGGATCGGTTCGTCCTCCGGCATTGGGTGGACTACGTCCAGAGCCCGGACTCGTTCGCGGCGATCGTCGGCGGGACGAAGAGCCTCCGGGCCTCGGTCTCGATCTCCCTCGGCGAGTGGGAGGCGGCCCAGGCCGAGGTCGACGCGGTCGCCCTCCCGAAGAAGGTCATCGAAGCCCTCTTCTCGCTCCGGGCGAAGCTCCAGGCCGAGGGCATCACGGCCTCCGACCGTCGGTGGCGCAAGTGCGGCGCGCTCCTCCGGGCGGCCGCTTGGCTCGACGGTCTCCAGGCCGTCGAGGTCGAGCACCTCGCGGTCCTCGCTCACGCGCTCTGGAACACGCCCGATCAGGCCCCGAAGGTCGCGGGCCTCGTCGCGGGCTTCGCCTCGGAGGAACTCGCCAAGGCGCAGCAGATCGCGGACAGCCTCGTCGAGGTCCTCGCGAAGGTCCCGGCGGAGTCGGACGGGAGCTTCGAGGCTCGGGCGGTCTCGGCACGACGGGAGGTCCGGAAGGGCCTGGAGCGGATCTCCGCCCTCCGGTCCGCGGCAAGCCCGAGCGCGGCTCGGAAGATCGAGGCGATCGCCTCCGACCTCCAGGCCCGAAGCGCGACCCTCCGCGAGGCCGTCGAGCGTCTCCTCTCGCTCTGACGATGATTCTTTCTTGACCTCGCTCGCCGTCGAGTCTATACAAAGGCTCGACGGTCGAGCCGTCAGAGAGGCAAGGCAAGATGGATCAGGCGAAGGCGATCGAGATCATGCAGGGCGGCGCGGACGGCGCGGTGCGGGTCGGTTCCTGGGTTCGCTCCCTTGCGGTCGAGGAGGCCCAGGGAGGCGGAGCCTTCGGCGACTCGATCACCCGCCACGACTCCGCGGCCTGGGCGGGCTTCGCCCGAGAGGTCTTCGGATCGCTCTACGGTCTCGGGGTCGAGGCCGTCGAAGGCTCCTCCTGGGCCCGGGAGATCCTCTCCCAAGCGGAGAGCCTCCCGGAGTGGCGGGCCCTTCAGGCGCGGGCCGAGGGCGACTCCTGGGCGTGCGGCCTCGCGGCTTCCCAAGCTCTCGACGTCCTCGCCCCGATCTCGACGCCTCCCTCCGAGGACGCGGCTCAGGCACGCGAGAAGGCCGAGGCTCTCCGCGAGGCTCTCGCCGAGAACCCGACCTCGGAGCGTCTCTTCTCGAAGCTGTCCAGGGCGATCGGCGACCTCGCACGGGCCGAGAAGTCCGACGAGGATGCGGCGGCCCAGGCTCGGGAGAGCGCGGCGAAGATTCGATCCGCCCTCCGTCGGGCGGCCGCTTCGGCCTCGGAAGCGGTCGACGAGGCTCAGGAGGCCCTCGCCGGTCTCGGGTGCTCGAAGGAGCCCGGATCGAAGGGCCAGGGCAAGCGTCCGGAGGCCGTCGCGGCTCTCCGCGGCTCGGCGAAGCTCCGCCGGATCGCCCGTCTCGCCGGTCGGCTGAAGGCCCAGGCGATCGCGAAGCAGAGCACGAAGGCCGACCACGGCCGGGAGGAACTCTGCGACGTCGAGTGCGGAGACGACCTCGGCCGCCTCCTCCCGAGTGAGTCGGTCTTCCTCGCCGACTCGGACCTGGAGGCCGTCCTCTTCCGCCGACTCCTGGAGCGGAGCGCGCTCCAGTACCGGCTCCGCGGGCGGGACGTCGAGGCCCAGGGCCCGATCGTGGTCGCGATTGACGAGAGCGGCTCGATGCAGGGCTCTCGCGACGAGTGGGCGAAGGCCGTCGCCCTTGCTCTGCTGGAGATCGCGCAGCGTCAGAACCGAGCCTTCGCCGTCGTCCCCTTCTCCGGCAAGGTGGGCGCGATCGCGGAGTTCCGAACCCCGAAGAGCGCAAGCCTGGAGGAGATCCTCTCGGTGCTGGGCGGCTTCATGGGCGGCGGGACGGCGATCGGCGCGGCCCTGGCGGCCTCCGCCGGTTTGATCTCGGCCGACTCCGAGCGTCGCCTCACCTCGGGCTCGAAGGCCTGGAAGAAGGCGGACGTCATCCTGATCACCGACGGGGTCGACCACGACCTCTCCGGGATCTCCCTGGGCCTCGACCGAGTCCGGGACTCCGGCGCGACGCTCCACGCGATCGCGATCGGATGCGACCTCGGGAAGACGATCTCCGATCGGGCCGCGAGCACGACCCGAATCGACCACGAGGACCTCGGCGGCGCTTCGCCGAAGGTCGACGCGGTGTTCTCGATCTGACGGGCCCCGGGCCCGAGAAAGGCAGAAACGTGACCAAGCACTCGAAGAAGCGGACGCTCTGCGTCCTGACGAACTCGGAGACGGAGACCTTCCGGACGTGCCCTCAGAAGTGGAGCTTCGCCTACCGCGAGGGGCTCCGGCCGAAAGTGGCGGCTCGGCCTCTCGCCTTCGGCTCGGCGATCCACTCCGGCCTGGAGGCCGCCTACCGCGAGATCGCGGCGGCCCGTCAGGCCGGGACGCATCAGGGCTTGTCGCCGGAGGGCCTCTCGGCGATCTCCAGGGCAGCGTGCGAGGCGAAGCTCCGGGCCTGGGACGATACCGTCGCGGCCGCCTCCGCCGAGCCGAACGAGGACGCGGTCGAAGAGTCCGAGCAGACGGCCGACCTCGCGAAGGTCATGCTCGCGAGGTACTGGGATCGGTTCCAGCACGACGCGGTCGACCTGATTCCCCTCGCGATCGAGTGGCCCTTCGAGGTCGTCCTCCGCTCCTCGATCGGTCGAGCGGTCTCCCACCTTCGGTGGGCTGGCGTGATCGACCTCGTCGCCTTCGACCCTGTCGCCGGAGACGTCGTGATCTTCGACCATAAGACCACGAGCGGGCCGGTCTCTTCGATCGATCGCAGGGTCGAGATGGACCCGCAGATCGCGGGCTACCTCTGGGCCCTCCGCGAGGTCTTGATCCGAGACAAGGAACGAGCCCTCCCTCTCTTCGGCCTTTTGACGCCGGAGCAGAGGTCGCGGGCCATCTCCGGCCGCGCTCCGCTCGGTCGAGTGATCTACAACGTCCTCCGAAAGTCGGCCCCGAGGCAGCCTGTGGTCACGCTGAAGGGCCTCGTCTCCTCCGCGGCAATCGACACGACGTCCGAGATCTACGAGGCCGCCCTCCTGGCCCAGGAGGCCCGAGGCCTCCCGAGGACGGAGGCCCAGGCGGATCGTCTACACGGGCTCCGAGAGCGCGGGGACGTCTTCGTCTCTCGTCGAGCGTTCTGGAGGTCGGACTCCGAGATCGACCGCTGGCGTCGAGAGGCTCTCCTCGACGCGAGCCGGATTCGTCAGGCGAAGGACGACCCGAGCTTGCTGACCCGGAGCCCGGGAGCTTGCACGGCTCCGTGGTCGCCTCCCTGCGCTTACCGATCGATCTGCCTCCAGCCCGAGTCCCAGGAACTCCGGAGCCTGTTCCGGGTCGCGACGACGGCCCACGAGGAGATCCGAGAGGCCGAAGAGGTGGCGCAGCCCGACCCGTTCTGAACTTGACTTGCGGCGAACCATCGAGGATTAGAACCAAGGAAGGTGAGGCGAGGATGAAGGACGAGACGAAGAAAGCGGTCGCTGACGCGATCGCGAAGGGCGGAGAGCGGGAGCGTCAGATCGTCGCCCGCTTCCGAGCCTGGGAGGGCTTTCAGAAGGCCCTCCAGGACGCGAGGCGGACGGCGAAGGAGCGTGTCGACGCGGCCCAGGCTCGGTTCCGAGAGGCGATCGAGGCGGGGACTCAGCAGACCCAGGCGAGCAAGGCCGGGAAGCTCCAGGCCGTCGAGTCTTCCTGGCAAGCTCTGGAGGAGGCGAAGGCGGAGAAGATCGAGGACGTCAAGGCGGCGAAGGACGACCTCCAGGTGGCGGAGTCGAGGCTCCGGGAGGCCGTCGAGAACGCCGCCCAGTTGACGCTCTGGCCCTCCGAGGAGACCGGAGAGATCGAGGACGAGGACGCCTGACGTGGTGTTAGGCTCCGAGCGAGGCACGAGGATTCGGCCTCGAAAGAAAGGGAAGAGACAATGCGACGAGTAGACGAAGACCCGAACGAGAAGTGGGTGAAGGCGGGCCTCTACGGGCCTCCCGGGAGCGGGAAGACGGACTTCGGAGTCTCGGCTCCGAAGCCCCTGATCCTCCTCTCGGAGAGGCAGGGCCTCCGGTCGATCAAGGCGGCGGCGGCGCGTCGAGGCGTCCCCGTTCCGACGGTCCTGGCGATGGACAACCTCCAGGACTACCGGGACGTCCTCCGGGCCCTCCACGGGCCGAAGGATCAGCCGTTCCGGATCGTGACCGGCCGAGGCGAGGTGGCTCACGAGGGCGAGTGGCCCGAGACCGTCGTGCTCGACTCCCTGACCGACGCTTGCGAACTCGTCGAGGCCGAGGTCCGGAAGGAGAGCCCTCCGGAGAAGGCGAAGGACGGGCTTGAACGCTGGACGGAGCGCCATTGGTCCGCGCTTCGGGACCGCTGCGAGCGGCTGATCCGCTCCTTCCGGGACGCTCCGGTCCACGTCCTCTTCCTGGCTCTCCAGGACGATCGGACGGTCGGCGAGGGAGAGGAGGCGGCACGTCAGGTCGGCCCGTCGCTCCCGATGCGAGCCCTCCCGGGAGTTCTCGCGGCGAGCGTGAACGTGGTCGGGATCACGTCTCGGGCGTTCCGAGACCGAGGCGAGGACGGGCAGAGGGAGATTGCCTACGAGATCAGGACCGTCGGGCCCTCGTTCTACCTCCTGAAGCCGTTCCGCCCGCTCCTCGACCTGGAGACGAGCGACTTCGCCTCCTGGGTTCAGAGGATCGCGTCCGCGGAGTCTCCGCAGACCAAGGAACCGAAGAAGAGCGAGAAGGCCGAGAAGAAGACCGAGAAGAAGGACGAGGTGGCGCGATGATGTTCGACCCGAAGAAGCACTCCGAAGACGGCGGCGGCGGCGGAGACTCGAAGACCGTTCCGGCGGGCGACTACGTCCTGGCGGCGACGTGGCTGGAGCGGAAGGTCAGCAAGGCCGGAGCCCCGTACCTCCGGGTCAAGTTCCAGGTGGTCGGCGGACCTCTCGCCGGTCGCTCCTTCTTCGCGGCTTGCTCCCTGAACCAGGGCTCGCCCGGGGCGATGAAGCGGCTCGCGACGTGGTGCGCCTTCCTCGGTCAGCAGGACTCGTTCGACCTCGGAAAGGACTCGGACCTCCGTCGAGTCTTCCTCGATCGACCCTTCGCGGCTCGCGTCGCTCTTCGGACCGAGGGCGGCTTCACGAACAACGACATCGAGCGTTACACGGCTATGTCCTCCGACCAGCGTCGAGTCGCTGACGGCTGGGTGCTCGACCGGCAGGAGAGCGCGGCGATGGGCGGCCGAGACGACGACGAGGATCAGATCCCGTTCTGACCCTGCGCGAGGTCTGATAGGCTCGGGCCTCGCGCTCCTCGCTTGACTTGGTCGAGCGCGGAGCGGAAGGTCCGAGCGGGCTCCAGAGCCCAGAGAGGAGAGACGGGTGGATCGATTGCAACACCTCGCGACGCTGGCCGACCTTGCGGCTCGCTACGCTCGCGGAGAGGACGTGAGGGCAGACCTCGCGACGCTCGCGGAGACGATGGGCGGAGGGCCCCAGCTTGCGCTCGTGCCTCAGGCCCAGGAGGCCGAGAGCCCTCGCGACGTGGCGCTCCGGGTCTTCGGGTACTGGCAGAAGCGGACGGGTCATCATCGAGCGAAGGTGACGCCCGAGAGAGCCAGGAAGATCCTCGCGAGGCTCCGCGAGGGATACTCGGAGGATGACCTCCGGAGGGCGATTGACGGGTGCGCGGCGAGCGCATTCCACTCGGGGTTGAACGACTCAGGCGTCCGGTACGACGATCTGGAGTTGATCCTCCGGACGGGCTCGAACGTCGAGCGGTTCAGGGAACTCAACGGAGGAGAAGCTCCGATCCAGACGGAGCAAGATCCGGAGGCGGCGAAGCGAGCCTCCCTGATGGCGGAAGCGAAGCGGCTCCGGGCCGCAGGAGACGTAGATGGCTACAACAGAATCATTCGATCCCTCGCTTGAAAACCCCGTCAAGGCGGCGAAGCTCTTCGCCCGTGCCCTCGGTCGGCTCTACGACCCGAAGGCCGGGGCGGACGAGAGGCTCTCCGTCCGCTTCGAGGTCGCCGAGGAGATCCGTCGAGGCCTCCGCCGGTTCCGTCGCCCGGAGCTTCCTCTCCGAGACCCGACGTGGCCTCGGGACGAGAGGGCGATCCGAGAGCGCATCCGGTTCGCCTCTCGCTCGAAAGCGCCCGAAGACCGCTCCTTCCTGGGCGAGTACGGGGAGTGGCGCTACGCGATCTGGCACGTGGAGAGCGTCGCCGAGGGCAACGTCCAGGCCCTCCTCTCCTGCCTCGACACCTACGAGGCGATCCTGGAGCGCATCCCGGGAGAGCCGAACGTCGAGGCGGCGAGGCTCGACGTCGAGGGCTGGCTACTGAGCGAGTGGCGGATCCCGGGGCCTATCCCGCAGGCCTACGCGGACCGGAAGGTGTACGTCGAGGCCCACGTCCGGTCGGCGATCCGAGGAGAGCCGGTCAAGCTCGCGGGACCGAAGATGAACAACGCGTCCTGGTACGACGCAGACGAGGAGAGGTGAGCGATGAACGAGAATAACAACGAGGAACTGCTCCGAGAGAGGCTCCGCTCGCTCCGCCTGGAGAGCGGCGACATGGTCGAGATCGAGGCCGAGGACGCAGGACGCTACGCCCTCCGGATGCGTCCGGAGTTCGCGGCTCTCGTCGCCCAGATGCGGTCGACGATGGGGCCCGAGACTCTAAAGCCCCACGGGATCCTCTTCCTCAACGAGCTTGCGCGCCTTTCGGTCTCGGTCTACCGGGACGCTCAGAAGACAATCGGAGACGGCCTGACCGCGGAGAGCTTGATCGGGGTCGACGACATGGGGTTCGTGATCGGAGCGGTCGGGGAACTCCTCCACGGGGCAGCCCGAGCGGCCCTCTCGGCCTACGAGGGCGAGAGGGGGCGAGACGACGGCGACACGCTCCGGGAGTACGAGGCCGGTCAGAGAGCGGGCGTGCGCTGGGTCGAGGCTTTCCGCAAGGCTCAGGAGAAGGGGTCGATCGTCCAGATCGCGGGAGGTCTAAACTTCCAGGCCGATCGAGACCAGAAGTTGACGGTCGACGACCTCGCCCTTCTCCTCCGGAAGCGAGACGGAGCCGTCTCGTGATGGAGGTCCGATTCGTCATCCTCGGCCCTCCGCAGCCGAAACAGAGGCCTCGTCGAGCGACCCTCGGCCCGGGGAAACGGGCGGTGTGGTACACGCCGAAGCCGACCAAGGTCTACGAGGAGTGGGTGGGTCTCTCCGGCTGGCGAGCCCTTGAAGCTGCGGGTCTCTGGGCCTCCTGGCCTCGGAGGGCATCCTACGAGGTCGACCTCCGGATCGTCCGGAGAATGAAGCGGAAGCTCGACGTCGACAACGTCGCGAAGTCCGTCCTCGACGGCCTGAACCGCGTCCTCTGGGAGGACGATTCTATGGTGAGGAAGCTCTCCGCGGAGATGCTCGATCCGGACGGGACGCCTCGCGTCGAGGTCTTCGTTCGAGCCCTGGAGGGAGCATGATCTCGGAGCAACAGGCGAGGGAGGCGACGGTCTGGCGTCTCCTCCGGCAGACCTACCTCCGCCTCGTCGGGCACTACACCGGGCAGGACCTCCTCCGGGCTCGGAACGAGGAGCAGGAACTCGCCCTCGACCGCTGGCACCGATCGATGGAGCAAGACCTCGCTCTTCTGTCCGAGGCCCTCCGGGCCGCCCGCTCCTCCGGGATCGCGGAGGTCCACCGGAGGCTCCACTCGGCGGAGAACACCGACCACGAGATGCTCGATCAGGCGATCGAGTATGCGGAGGAGGACGGATGAAGCCCGCTCGGAACGCCCGACACCTCCGCCTCGTCCGGGCTCTCCCGTGCTGCTACTGCGCGGCTCCGGCTCCGAGCGATGCTCACCATTGGGGCCCGAGAGGAGTCGGGCAGAAGACGTCCGACTATCGGACCGTGCCCCTTTGCCGGAGGTGCCACGACGGCTTCCACGCCTCCGGGGCGCTGGGGAACATGACCGCGGAGGACACGCGGTGGTTCTTTCTGCGGACCCAGGTCGAAATTCTGGAGCGTCGGATCGAGGGAGAGCTAGACTCCGGGGACGCGACTTGATCGCAAGGGAGGCGAGGATGGAGGAGTGGAAGGTGTACTTGCTGCGCGGCCGCCAATGGTGGCCCGCAAGACACGCGCCGACGATCGAGGCGGCCCGGAAGAACGCGAAGGCGGGCCTCGCCGAGTGGCCGAACGCCGAGAAGGCGAGGATCCTCCGCGACTTCGTCGTGGTCGAGGAGGTCGTCCGATGAGCGCCAGGAAGCTCGCGGCCCTCGTCCTCGAAGCGATCCAGGAGGACGTCCGGATCTCCGACCCTGCCTCCGGGTCCGAAGACCTCGCCGACGTCCTCGTCCGAGGCCGGGACGGGCGGCCTTCCTACAGAATCACGGTCCAGCGTCTCTCCGGGAAGGCAACCCTCGGGGACGTCTTGCTCGACGGCGAGTCCTGAGAGGCTACGATGCGGAAGATCATCGAAGTCGGGCGCGAAGAAAGCGCGAGAGAGGCGAGGCCGATCATGCACCACGACGGAAGCGGGACGCTCGGACCGAGGATCGAGAGGGTCAACGCGAAAATTGGGATCTTGGAACGTCGGTGCGACTGGCTCCGGACCCGTCTCGCGGAGCCTGGAAGGAACGATCGTCAGCAGAGCTTCGACCGAGCCGAGGTCGAGGCCCTGGAGGCCGCTTGCTCGGCGCTCCGGTACCATCGTCAGTCGCTTGACGCGGACACCGATCCGGTCCTCTCCCTGGCGGAGATCCTCGACGCGGTCGAGGAGTCGGGCCCCGCACTCTCGGAACGAATCGAGAGCGCGATCATCCGAGCGAGACGAGTTCTCCGAGACCTGTCACCAGACTGATCGAGCGTCCGCGGGACGCAGGAAGGCGAGGGAAGAAATGGAAACGAAAGCGAAAGCGAGAGCGAAGCTCCTGGGGCTTGGGAAGGGCGTCACCTACATGGACCTCCGGGAGGCGATCCGAGCGGCGGCGGCCCAGGTTGTCGCCGAACTGATGGCCGACTTTCCGGGATGCGAGCACGAGGTGATCGAGGAACTCTGGCGAGCGGGGAGTGACGCGACCTTCGAGGCCGGATTCCAGCAAGCGATCCGAGACGCGGCGGAACCTCCCGAGGCAGAGCAGAGCGAGGAGTCCGACGAGACCTGGGGGGCGGACGATGACGCAGACTGACCTCTTCGCCCTGATCCCGGTCGAACCTCCTCCGGCTCCTACGACCGAGGAGGAGAAGCGGGACGCGGTCCTCGACCACCTCGCGAGCCTCCGAGCGGACCTCGTCCGACTCGCCCGAGAGGCGGCCCTCCGCCTCGCCCACGCGAACGGCTCGGTCACGTCCTCGGACGTCCTCCGGGAGCTTCGGGCGACGGGCCACGGACCGGCGATCGACTCGGTCGATCGGAGGTTCATGGGCGTCGTGTTCCGCGACGGCTGGGAACGGACGGGCTGGGTCCCGGACGGATCGCACAGCCGACCGATCGCGGTCTGGAGGCGGCGATGAACCACTTTGCCTTGGTCTTCGCGGCCCTGCTCTCGGGGTGCGGCTTCTTGCGGGAGGCCCCGAGTCCTCGCAGGGAGGCGTACACCTACACGTTCTGCCGAGAGCAGACGGAGGCCGACCGGGAACTGATCCTGAACCGTCTCCTTGAGATCGGATGGGTCTACGAAGGTCCGCTGAACAACGACGGCCTGAACTGCTCGACGGTGCTCTTTACTCGGGAAGCGAGGGAGCGATGAGCGTCCTCGATGGTCCCGGCGACGAGACGCAATCGCTCCTCGCGGCGTCCCTCGAACTGAACCTGCGGCTCGAAGCAAAGCTCCGAGAGGTCACCGCCGACGCGATCGGCCTCGCAGAGCGCCTCGACGATGCGGAGGCCGAGGTCGAGCGGCTCCGAGGGGTTGTCGAGCGCATGAAGGCGGAGGAAGAGCAGGGAGTCTGGGACTACCTCGACCTCCGAGACGTCGCCGACCGAGCAATCTCCGATCGTGGGAGAGCGGAGATCAGGTCCTCGGCGCTCCTCGAAGAGATCGGCCGACTCCAGAGCAGGGCGGAAAGACATCGGACCTACCGTCTTTTGGTCGACGGCTTCGCCCGAGACACGATGACGCCCGCGGCCTACGAGACCCTCCGCGGCTTCGCCGAGATCCTGGAGGAGCCGTGACAGGCGAGCACAGGGCGACGGCGCTCTACGCGATCTCCGTCGCGACCAAGGCCGTCCGGGCTCGACTCGCCGAGGCGGAGAAGCTCCCGACGTCGACGAATCGAGAGCGAGGCGAGAGTGCTCGGAGGCAGCGTCTGGAGCGAGGACGCCTCGCGGCCTTGAAAGCCGCTCGCGTCGGGATCTCGGTCGACGAGGCTCCGGCAAGGGACACGCAGACCAGAGCAATCCTCGAAGATCTGGTCCAGTTCTACGCGGCGGCCGAGAGGGCTCCGGCGATCCGACGTCAGGCGGCGATGGAGAGCCTCTCCCAGGTCATCTCGAAAGCCCGAGCGCATCTCCGGGAGGAGTGGTGACCGGCTATCGATGGAGGACCGCCCTCGTCGACCCTCCCTGGAACGAGACCGGCGGAGGACGAATCAAGCGAGGGGCAGACCGGCACTACGGGCTCCTGGAGACCGGAGAGATCGCCCCGGTCCTCCTCGACTCCGGGCTCTGGGCCCCGGAGAAGGACGCACACCTCTACCTCTGGACGACCGCGAGCCACCTCCGGGCGGCCTTCGACGTCATCGACGCCCTCGGCTTCCGCTACGTCTCGAACGTCGTCTGGGTGAAGCGACAGCCCGGACTCGGGCAGTACTTCCGAGGCAAGCACGAGACCCTCCTCTTCGCGACGCGAGGGCGGGGCTTCGAGGTTAGAACAGAGCGTCGGGACCTCCCGTCGGCGATCTTCGCCGAGCACGTCCGGGACGAGACCGGTAAGAGAGTTCACTCGGCGAAACCCGAGGCGTTCTACGAGTTGGTGGAGGCTCGGAGCCGAGGCCCGTTCGCGGAGTTCTTCGCGAGGCGACCGCGGGCGGGTTGGGCGGCCTGGGGGAACGAACTGAAGATCGAGGAGAGCAGATGAGTACGATTGTCGTTCCGAAAGAGATCGAGGGCCTCCCGATCATCGCCTCCGTCTCCGGAGGGAAAGACTCGACCGCCCTCGTCCTGGCTCTGAGGGAGGCCGGTCTCGACTTCCGGATGGTCTTCGCCGACACCGGATGGGAGGCTCCAGAGACCTACGACTACGTAGAGATGCTCCGTCAGAAGGTCGGCCCGATAGACGTGGTCGGGGCCCCTGGCGGCATGGAAGAGAGGGCGCGGCACCGTGCAGGGTTCCCGGCTCGGATGCAGCGTTGGTGTACCCGAGAGTTGAAGATCAAGCCGATCCAGGATTATCACAGGGCCGCGGGCGACGACGCGGTCTCCGCGGTGGGAGTCAGGGCAGACGAGAGTGAGTCTCGATCAAGGATGCCCGAACTCGAAGATTCTCACGAATGGGGCGGGTACGTCTGGCGTCCCCTGATTCGATGGACGATCGAGGACGTCATCCTGATCCTTCGTCGGAACGGTGTTCCGATGAACGCGCTCTACCATCGCGGGCATAGTCGGGTCGGGTGCTTCCCGTGCATCTTTTCGACGAAGGAGGAGATCCGGCTCATCTCAGAACACTCGCCAGAGACGATTGATCGAATCCGACGGCTAGAAGCGGAGACGACCGAGATCAGGGCACAGAGAAATGCGGAGAAGCCAGGGAGGTACGCTCACAACGAATCGACGTTTTTCCAGACCCGCGTCCCTGGTTTGATCATGGGCATCGACGATATCGTGGCTTGGTCGAAGACCTCCAGGGGGGGACACCAGTTGCCGCTCCTGCAAGAGCCCCCAAGCGGGGGGTGTTTCCGTTGGGGGCTCTGCGAGTCTCCGACCAAGAAGACCGAGGAGAGCGAGTGATGCCGAAGGAGAGAGAGAAGATCCACGCCCAGTTGGAGCCGCTCGCGGTCCAGATCTCGACGCTCGTCCCGGACCCTCACAACGCGAGGAAGCACGACGCGAGGAACGTCGACGCGATCGCCGAGAGCCTCCGGGAGCACGGGCAGAGGAAGCCGGTCGTCGCCCAGAAGGTCGGCGACACGCTCGTGGTCCGAGCCGGGAACGGGACGCTCCAGGCGGCGAAGAAGCTCGGCTGGAAGCGGCTCGCGGTACTCGTCGTCGAGGAGGACGACCGAGAGGCGACGCGGTTCGCCCTCCGGGACAATCGGACGGCGGAGCTTGCGGAGTGGGACGACGAGGCCCTCCGGAAGGCCCTTCGGGAGTGCGCGGAGAACGAGGCCGAGATCGCGGCTCTCGGCTGGAATCCGGACGAGTTCCAGGTCGAGGAGGGTCAGGCGTCACCCGCTGACACCTCGACCAGCGACTCGCCTTACACGGCGAAGATCAAGGCCCCGATCTACGAGCCGACCGGGGCGAAGCCAAGTACGGATATGCTCTTCGACCGCGGGAAGACGGACCGTCTTCTGGCAGAGATTGCCTCGGCGGACCTCCCGGATAAGGTGCGCTCGTTCCTGCGCTTCGCGGCCGAAAGGCACACGGTCTTCAACTACCGGCAAATCGCCGAGTTCTACGCTCACGCGGACGAAAAGACGCAGGGCCTCATGGAGGCGTCCGCCCTCGTGATTATCGACTTCGACAAGGCGATCGAGCACGGGTTCGTGAGACTGACGGAGCGGCTCGGGAACATCGTCGGCCTGACCCCGAGCGAGGACGAGAGCGATGCGTGACGACTTCTGCGTCTTCATCCTGACGCACGGAAGGCCTGACAACGTCCGCACCTACAACACGCTTATGCGGCTCGGGTACACGGGCAAACTTTTCTTCGTCATCGACGACGAAGACAAGACGGGCCCGGAGTACGTCAAGCGGTACGGCCAAGAGAGGGTTCTCGTCTTCGACAAGGCTGCCGCAGCAGCGAAGACCGACCAGGGAGACAACTTCCGAGGCCGAGGCACGGTCCTCTTCGCTCGCAATGTTTGCTTCGACCTCGCGGTTCAAGTCGGGTGCAGGTACTTCCTCCAGTTTGACGACGATTATACGGGTTTTATGCTCAGAAGGGACGGCCTGGGTCAATACGGCTATTGGAGGCTCCAGGACGGGAAGATCAACGAGGCGATCTCCGCGATGCTCGACTTCTTCATCGCCACGCCTACGCAGTCGATCGCAATGTCTCAGGGCGGCGACTGGATCGGAGGGCAGACCTCGTCAGGGATGCGACGGAAGGCGATGAACTCGTTCTTCTGTGACACAGGCCGTCGCTTCGACTTCGTCGGCCGATTGAACGACGACGTGAACACCTACGTCACTCTCGGCTCGCGGGGCGCTCTCTTCCTGACCGTGATGCAGATCCAACTTGTCCAGATGCCGACGCAGTCGCAGTCGGGCGGTCTGACCGAGGCCTACCTTGACGCGGGAACCTACGTCAAAAGCTTCTACACGGTGATGATGGATCCGAGTTCCGTGAAGATCGGCTGGATTGGAGACGGGCACGACCGGATCCACCACGAGATCGACTGGCCCAGGGCCGTCCCTCAGATCCTCAGAGAGACTTTCCGGAAGGCGAAGCGAGAGGTGAAGGCATGAGAACGATCGCCCGTTGGCAGGAGGAGATCCACGCCCTCGCCGTCTCGAAGGGCTGGTGGTCCGACCCGGACTCCGGAGAGCCTGTCGATCCCGTCCTCCGAATCCCCGAAGCTCTCTGCCTTGTCCACTCCGAGGTCTCCGAGGCCCTGGAGGAGTACCGGCGCGGCAAGCTGGACCCGTACCTCGGGATCGGAGGCAAGCCCGAGGGCTTCGCGGTCGAGGTCGCCGACGCGGTCATCCGCCTCCTCGACCTCTGCGGCGCTCTCGGGATCGACCTCGAAGAGGCGATGGAGCGGAAGCACGCCTACAACCAGACCCGACCCTACCGGCACGGTGGAAAGCGGGCGTGATTCCGCTCTTCGTGGGCGAGCATCCTCCTCCCGGCGCTCCCTGGGCCGAACCCTGGGAGGGAGAGAGCGGGACGAGGCTCGCCCTCCTCGCTGGCCTGGAGACGAGGCAGGATCTCCTCGACCTGATCGAGGGGGCCCATCTCGTCGACCGGCCTTCCGAGTCCAGAATGGTCCTCCGAGACGCGGCGGCGACCCTCGCTCAGAGAGCCGGAGACCATCCACTCGTCCTCTGCGGCTGCAAGGTCGCCTGGGCCTTCGGGGTCGACCCTCGGGCCTACCGGCTCCGCTGGACCTGGGCCGAGGTCGGAGGGCGGACTCTGAGGGTCTCCGCCTTTCCGTTTCCGAGCGGTCGGTGCCCTACGATCTGCAATCCTGCGTTCCGTCTCTCCGCCCGGGGCTTCTTGCGCGAAACGCTCGGAATTCCGATTGCGGGACGTTACGAGACGTTACACTTTTCTGGCGTGCGGTTGACGCTTCCGGACCCGGACGAGACTCTCCTGGACTACGAGGCGGCGGCTCGCCTCCTGGGGTGCTCGGTCGGGGCTCTCCGGGTCAGGGTCCACCGAGGGATTGTCCCGGTGATCCGCATGGGCCCGAGGACGGTCCGGTTCAGGGAGCGGGACCTCCGGGCGTGGCTTCGACGAGTGACGGTCCTGCCCGCAGTCGGCAGGAAGAAGGCGGAGGCGAGGTGAGCACGAGAACGGCGACGAGAGTCTCCCACCAGAAGAGGGAGGCGATGGTCTCTCTCGCGGCGGACGGGCTCTCGAATCGGCAGATCGGGGAGAGGCTCCAGACCGCGGAAAGGACCGTCTACGACGTCCTCCGGACCGAGGACGCGAGGGCGGAAATTAGGGAAGCCCGGGAGGCCCGGGTCGCCCGAGCCAAGGCCCGCCTAGAGTTCCTCGCCGACGCGGCGATCGGGGCCCTTGGTCAGGCGATCGTCGGGAGCCACGAGTCGAAGATCCGCCTCGCGGCGGCAGACTCGATCCTCGACCGCATCGGCCTGACGCGGAGCGTCAAGACGGAAAGCGTCACCCGCCACGCCTCCGGAGGGGGAGACGGCTTCGGTTCGAGGTCAGAAGAGGACCTCCGTTTCTTCGTCGAGTTCGGCCGCTGGCCCGAGGAGACGTGACCTCCTGGGCCGCTCGGGCGAGAGCCCGGAAGGAACTCCTCCTCCGCTCGTGCCGGAGGTCGGCCTCGGCCTTCATCGAGTACGCGCTCTCCCACGAGAAGACCGGGAAGAGACTCCAGAACGCGGCTCACCACGTCGAGTGGCAAGCCTTTCTCGATGCGAACGACCGAGCGGTGCTCTGGGCCCCGGTCGAGCACGGGAAAACCCAGCAGATCGCGATTGGGCGCGTCCTCTGGCTCCTCGGGAACGACCCGTCGAGGCGTCTCGCCTTGGTCTCGAACACGTCATCCCAGGGGGCGAAGCTCATCGCGTCGATCAAGGCCCACATCGAAAGGAACGAGCGCGTTCACGAGGTCTTCCCTCACCTCCGGCAGAGCCCGCACGAGGAGGACCCGTGGCACGCGACGGCGATCACGGTCGAGCGCGCTACGATCGCGAAGGACCCGAGCGTCCAGGCCCTCGGGGTCGGAGGCCCGATCGTCGGCTCTCGCCTCGACGGCGCGATCCTCGACGACGTCCTCGACTTCGAGAACACCCGGACGGCCGACCAGATGGGCAAGCTCGAAGACTGGTTCGACTCTACGCTCTCGACCCGCGTGGTCGAGGGCGGCTTCATTCACGCGATCAACACGCCCTGGCATCCCGAGGACCTCTCGCACCGTCTCGCGAAGCGTCCGGGCTACCAGAGTCGACGCTACTCGGCGATCGAGAACCCGTCCGACCCTCCGGACCTCTGGCGGCCGCTCTGGCCCGAGCAGTTCTCCGTGGAGCGTCTGAAGCTCATTCAATCGGGGACGACGGGCCCGAACTTCTCCCGGAAGTACCTCTGCGAGGTGCGGTCGGATTCGGCCTCTCGCTTCTCCCAGGCGTGGCTCGACTCGATGGTCTCGGCCGGTCGAGGCTGGGGGACCTACCGTCGAGCCCCGGTCTCGGGCGGGAAGCTCTGGCCTTGCTTCACCGGGGTGGACCTCGGGATCGGCGAGAGCGCACAGCACGGGCTGACCGTTCTGTTCACGATTGCCCTCGAACCGACCGGGAGGAGGAGGCGGATCGTGGTCGAGATCCAGAGCGGACGCTGGACCGCTCCGGAGATCGTCTCCCGGCTCCAGGACGTCCAGGCTCGCTACCAGAGCCTGATCCTCGTCGAGAGCAACGGGGCCCAGAAGTTCCTCGTCCAGTTCGCGAGCGACCGGCACCTCCCGGTCCGACCCTTCTTCACGACGGCCCAGAACAAGTTCTCCGAGTCTTTCGGCGTCGAAAGCCTTGCGGTCGAGATGCGGAACAACCTCTGGGTGGTCCCGAGCGGAGAGCAGGGCGACGACGTCGGCTCCGAGGCCCGGGAGTGGATGCGGGAGGCCCTCTTCTACTCGCCCGAGGCTCACACCGGGGACCGGCTGATGGCGTCCTGGTTCGCGAGAGAAGGGGCCCGTCAGTACGCTCCGACGGTCTTCGGCCAGCACAACCTCCAGGCTAGGTGACTCGCTCTTCCGGTCGCGCTACGCTCTCGGCCATGTTCTTCCCTGCCGTCGCCTCCTCGTCCCCGGGCCTCGTCGGGCCCGATCCCGTCGCCTCTCCCGGCGACGTCCCCTCGGAGTTGCTCCTCCGCTTTCCGGCGATCATGCCGGGGACGAGCGTCTCTCCGGTCTCGGCCCACCTTGTCCTCGACGCTCCGGCGGCCGAGACGATCACGGTCGACCTCTACGTTCTCGACGAGGCGACCGACGTCGACCAGACCCAGGACGACCCGACGGCGGCCCTCGCGTCTCGTCGGTTCTACCTCTGGGACTCGGCGGTGACGTTGACGGGCGGGACTGTCACGGCGATTACGGTCGCGGGCGTCGCGGCCGTTCTGGGCTCGGTCTACGTTCGGCCGACGGCGGACACTCTGGCGGCGGATCGGACGATCCGCGGATCGGTGGCCTGACATGGCGCTCTTCCTCGTCCTCGAAGACTTCACGGGTCCCGCGACGATCACGGCCGGGAGCGTCATTGACTCCGGGGCCTACGACCTCCCGGCGCTCCAGGCCTCGGGCCTCGCCGTTCTCCCGTACCTCTCCACGATGGACGGGGCGATCGCGGCCTACCTCTCCCAGCGAGGCTCGACGCCTCCCGTCAAGACGGCGGAGGGAGACCTCCTCGCGCTCCTCGCGGCGGCGGGCTTCATCGGCGGAGGCGGAGGAGTCACGTCCGTTGGGGCGACGTTGCCTCTCCTCTCCTCGGGAGGTGCCACCCCGGACATCAGCCTGACGGCGGGCGGTCCGGCGGGCGAAGTGCTGACGTGGAACGGCTCGGCGTGGGCCGCGGCAGCACCCGCGGCGGCCGGGATCACGGCTCTGACCGGAGACGTGACCGCTTCGGGCTCGGGCTCGGTGGCGGCGACCGTTGCCAAGATCCAGGGCTACGAGGTCGCGACCGCTGCGCCCATCAACGGGAACGTGCTCGCGTGGAGTTCCGCGCAGAGCAAGTGGGTTCCCGGCGCTCCGGCCGTTGGCGGCGGATCGGGCGGAGTGATTTTGTACCTCAACGGGTCCACCGCGGCGACCGCTCCGACCACCAACCTCCCGGTCCCGTCGAACGTCCCAGGGACGATCGTGCAGGAGTTGGGAACCACGGGTCAGGTCGCGGCGGCGAACGTCGAGTCGAACGACCTGACGCAGGTTCCCGGCGCATACGACCTCGTCGCGAGCTTCGTCTCGCCCCCCAACTCGCCAGGGGTCACCTCGGTCCCTGCGGGCTTGTGGAATTTCAACATCTGGGCCTCCGCGTCGGGGACTGCGAACCAGACCGTGATGCAGGTTCGCGTCTACAAGTACGACGGCGCGGCCGTCCCGACCCTGCTTGCCACCTCGGACGACGTTTCGATCTACGACCCCGCGGTCATCTCGCAATACATCCTGACCGTCGTCATCCCCGCGGGCGTGACGCTCCTGGCGACCGACCGGCTTTACGTCGAGCTTCGGGGACGGGCGACGCAGAACAACCGCCGGATCACGTTCCAGTTTGGAGACGGAGAGCCAACCCACGTCACGACCACGCTCCCGTCCGCGGCTGGCGGCGACCTCTCGGGTACCTTCCCGAACCCGACCGTCGCCAAGCTCCAGGGCAACGCGGTCTCCTCGACGGCCCCCACGTCAAACCAGATTCTCCAATGGATCTCGGGCACCTCGGAGTGGACCCCTACCGCGAACGGGGTCGGACTCGGCAGCAAGGTCCTCCTCGTTGTCGAGGGAGGGGCCTACGCAACCATCCAGGCGGCGATTGACGCGGCGGCCGACTGGGACGTGATCCTCGTCGGACCCAAGGCGGCGGGCGCGTCCTGGGGCCCTGCGGCCTTCGTTCCAGGCAAGCGTCTCGTGGTCGCCTCGCTCGGGTCCAAGTGGAGCACTCAGGTCCGCGTGGACTCGATCACGTTCAACGTGTCCTCGGGGTTGAACGTCCTACTGAACACCGTCTTCGTTCGGGGGCTGTACATCAACTCCTCCTTCACGGCGTTGGCTCCCGGCGTGAATTTCTATGGGACGTTCCCCGGTCGCCTCCGCCTCCAGGAGTGCTTCCTTTTCAACAGCAACGCGGCGGGTGGGACTGGGGTCGTCTCCAATAACTCCGGGTCGGGGTCGTCGCTCTACCTGGACAATTGCATCGTGCAGTCCGGGGCCTCTACCGGCATCGGAGTAGACCACCAAGCGGGCTACACGAACATCCGAGGCGACTCGGAGATCAGCCGGTACCAGTACCCGCTCCAATGCGCGGGTGTCGCTCCGGCGTCCAACGTCGAGATCCTGAACAGCGTCCTCGACGGAACCGGAATCGCGAACGAGGTCGTCCGCATCACGGGAGGGCTCGTGACGCTCGGGTACTCTACGATCAAGAACACGACGGCCAACGCGAGCGGGGTCAATCTGACAGCGGCGGGAGCGACCCTCGGGATGGGGGACGCGACGTTCGCTATCGCCACAGGGACCGGCTACTGCGTCCGGGGCGTGGCCTCCTCGTTCTACCTCTACGGGAACGTGACGTACTCCAACTCAGCGGCGGGCGCGTTCAACGTCAAGGTCCAGACTGCCGTCACCTCGCTGCCGGTCACGCAAGCGTTCACCCCGACCGCGTGAAGGAGACTGCATGGCGCTCTATCTCGTCTTGGAAGACTTCCGCGGCTCGGAGAGCTTCGCCGCGGCTCAGACGATCGACGACGGGACCTACAACGTCCCGACCCTCCAGGCCGAGGGGCTCGCGGTCGTCCCCTACCTCCCGACCCAGGACGGCGTGATCGCGACCTTCCTCGCTCCGACCGTGGCGTCCACTCCGACGTCGGAGCGTCCGAGCTTCACGAGCTTGCTCCTCGCGGCGGGCCTCCTCGGAGGAGGGGGGGCAGCGTCGGATGTCCTGTGGGAGTGGAACGGGCTCGACACGAGCCAGTTTGACCCCGTCGCGGTAGCGAGCGCGGGTCAGACGGCCGCCCTCTCGGTCAGCGGCCCGGACCTCGCGACGAACAAGGCGTTCGCGACGCTGGACATGACCTCGGTCTGGGCTCCTCCCGGAGGCGGCGCGGCTTTCCGCGTCGCTACCTCGGAGGGGCTCGTGCTGCCCGAGCGGTTCCGACTGCGCTTCGGCGTGTCGAGCGTCGGTTACGCCACGACGCGAATCGGGTTCGTGTTCTTCGACCCGACGACCTGGGGCCCCGGCTTGCTCGGCGGAGGAATGACCTACGGGAACACGTTCATCGCCTGGATCGCGGCCGTTGGTGCCGCCGGGAGCAATCCTCCGTTCACGCTTCAGAACGCCACGCCTCCCTTCGCCTCCGTTGGCACGCTCGACGAGTACGGGGGGATGCTCTGCGAGTGGGATTGCACCGTCCGCCCCGGGGACGCGAGCAACCCTCCCTCCGTCGCGTGCTACGGGAACACGCTCGGAGCGGTCAACGGAGACGGGCTGACGGTCGTGGCGGATCGCGGTCGCCTGATCGGAGACGGCAATCTGGCCGGGACGGTGCCCGCTGCGTTCAACGCGGCGTCTCTGACGGGGCTCGCGATCGTCTCGAACTCGGTCCTGGCTGGGGCGGCGGCGGGCAAGATCAGCCGACTCCAGATCCTCCAGCCGATCTGACGAACGCCTCGGGCGTAGAAGAGGAGAGAGCGTGGCAGACGGCGGAATCATGGCCGGGGCGGAGTCTGGAGAGGATGCTCTCCGGGGGATCCGCCTCGTCGACCTCGCGGAGACGAATCGCTTCCGCTCCCTCGACCGGATGGAAGCCTACTACCGCTGCGCCCAAGACGAGCACAAGACCTACGACTGGGACGGTTACTTCCTGGGCTACGGGGCGGAGGCCGACATCTCCCCAGGCTGGTTCGTCCCCTACAAGCGACGCAAGCCCTCCTCGCGCTACGACCTCGCGAAGGTCATCGTGAACCGGCTCTCCTCGATGCTCTTCGGGAGCGATCGCTTCCCGGAGATCCGCGTCCCCGGGGACCACGAGGCCGAAGACTACGTCAAAGCTTTGTCCGACGCGGCCCGCCTCCCGGCCCGCATGGCCGAGGCTCGCTCTCTCGGAGGGGCGTGCGGCTCGGTCTGCCTCTCCTGGGGCTTCGTCTCGGGACGCCCTCGTGTCGAGGTCCACAACTCGAAGCACGTCACGGTCCTCCGCTGGGCCGACCAATCGGAGTGGAGGGTCGGCGCGGCGATCAAGGCGTTCGTGTTCCCGCGTCAGGTCGTGGAGAACGGCAAGATCAAGGTGAAGGACTTCTTCTTCGCCCGTTACTGGGACGAGAACGTCGAGATCGTCTGGGAGCCGATGCCTCGCGAGGTCGCTCAGACCGGACGCTGGGTCGACTGGAGGCACCGACGGATCGCGCACGCCGGAGACTCGACGCCCTTCTACTGGGTCCAGAACCACCCCGACTCCGAGAGCCCGGACGGGGAGAGCGACTTCGCGGGTCTCTGCGACACGCTTGACGAGATCAACCAACTCCTGTCAGCGACGGGCCGAGGGACCAAGGCCAACGTGGATCCGACCCTCGTCCTCCGGATGGATCCGGCGATGAACGAGGGCACGATCAAGCGGGGCACGGACAACGTGATCTTCTCGCCCGGAGGGGCGGAGTACCTGGAGCTTCGAGGCACCTCGACCCAGGTCGCTCTCGGTCTCGTGAATCAGCTTCGGTCCTACGTCCTCGACGCGGCCGGGGTCGTCCTCGCCGACCCCGAGAAGCTCTCCGGGGCGGCTCAGAGCGCCCAGGCCCTCCGAATCCTCTACGCTCCGATGCTCGCCCGCTGCGACGTCCTCCGGGAGCAGTACTCGGAATTCGCGATCAAGCCGATCCTCCGGGATATGCTCCGGCACGCCCGGACGCTCTCGACGCAGACCCGGGAATCGACCGATCCCGACGGGAATCCGGTCGTGGTCGTCTCCGAGGTCGTCCTCCCGGCGAAGATGGTCCAGGAAGGCGACGAGGCCCGGTTCGAGCCCCGAACGCCTGGGTCCAGCGAGGAACTAAGCCTCAACTGGAACCCCTACTTCTCGCCGACCTGGACCGACATCAAGGCCGCCACGGAAGCGGTCAAGGCGGCGAACGGCGGCAAGCAAGTGATCTCCCAGAAGACCTCGATCGCGAGCGTCCAAACCCTCTTCGGGGTCGAGGACGTCGAGGCGGAGCTTCAGGCGATCCACGAGGAGACCGAACGCGAGACCGAGCAAGCCACGAAGGCCCTCTCCGGCGGAGCCGTCCCATCGTTCCTCCCTCCCGAGCCTGGAGAGGCCGAGGAAGAGGAGGGCGAGGAGGAAGCCGAAGAGGACGACGAGGACGAGGAGGACTGACCCGTGGCCATCTCGGACGCGGCTCGGGCCGCGGACGACGTCCTCCGGGTCTCGCTCGCGAGGGCCGATCGCGTCGTCTCGGGGCTGGACAAGGGCGGGAGGTCGGCTCTCCGAGAACTCCTCGCCGACCTGGAGGCGGCCGACGACGACCTCCGCCGTCGCTTGACCCGCTTCGGCCGCCTCGACGAGACGTTCACGGCAGCCTCCCTCGCCCAGTATCAGGCCCAGGTCGCGCTCGTCCGGAGGATGGTCGCCGACCGGCTCTCGAAGACCACGAACGCGGCCTCCGCGGCCGCCTTCGCCCAGGGCCGAGACGGGACCGCTCGGCTCCTC